TGTTGTCCCCTCTTTCTGTACAGTATCAATACCAGAACTGATTACAACTGAACCTGTAAAAACTTCTCCATATATTATAGGAATTGGAACACCAGCCCTAGATACGTTTTGAATCGACCCAAAACCAAAAGATTGAAAAGTAGGATCATTCTGTGAAAAGCTATCAGCCATAACATTAGTAGGAATCTCTGGTTGTGGCATTAAAAGTTGTGTTGCTTCGTTTACAAGCATAGAAGTACCGATAGCCGTTAATCCACTTGCAACTATTCCTCCAACTAATGTTGCTCCAAATGTTGTAGCAGCTACAGCAGCCCCACCTCCTAAAAATAAACCTCCTACAATTGCCCCTTTTGCACCTATAGCAATAGGAATAATCTGTATATCTTCGTCACTTTGTAAATTTAATAAATCCTCTGTAATATCCATACCACCCATTTTTATCTTATATATTTGATTCATCATATGATTTTCCACCTCTGGAAAATTTGCAATCAAAAAATGAAATGCCTGTTTTGGACTATTAACAGCCGCTTCAAAATACGACTGCCCAAGAAACTTTCTTAATCTCCCATAAACTTTAATTTTTTTAAGCTTCATATCTATAAACCTTTTTTGTGGCCTCTATATATTTTAAATCATATAATTCTCTACAACTCAACTGTCTTATGTTGTGATGCAATATTGTTTGATCGCCAATATATAAAGCAACATGATTTAACTTTTCATCTGGCCCTTGCATTAACAAAACATCATCATTAATAATATTATCTTTGGAAACTTCTTTAAAACCAGAACCAATTAAAACTTTTTCAAAATATGGATTTTCGCAGAAAGTTTTTATACTTTTTGGTCTCTCCCAAAATTTTAAATTAATTTGTTTTTGATTTAAAAAATAATCTGTAATTAAACTCCAACAATCATGCTTACCCCAAATCCATGTGCGGCCATATAAACCAGACGTATATCCACTTGGCTCAAAATCTATCCAGTTTTTATGTTCAACACTATAGATATAAAAAGGTAAACCAAGATGCTCACAAGATGCTTTATCTGCTTCAGATGGTAGGGCAGACCCATAGGCATGAGAATGAATTATTCCAATCAATTCTCCTTGATCTTCACAATCTGCCCAATTGTCTGGATCTATAACAAAAAACTCATCTGGTGACTCTGAAAGGTTTTCACAAGGCCAATAAGTTTCTTTACCTTTGATAATAGCCAACAAGCCACAAGACTCTTTAGGAGCCTCTTTATCAGCATGTATAGCAGCTTGTTCTTTCCAGTTCATGCGTTCACAAAAGTACCAACCGAAGGAAAATCTTTTCTTGTCACCTGTAATTTAGGACAACGAATATTATTTAAATCAAGAACACTAGCTAATTCAAACTGGACGATTTCTCTATTTTCTACAACTTTTCTATCAATAAAATATATCTCCTGTGGTAATTCTGTTGTGCTTGATGGAGTGCCAAAGGGATTTTGATTTGATGGGAAGTTTGCAGCATCTAAAAACTGAGCCATTGTTCTATGTCTTATAAATTTTGCACCCTGCAAGTCATTGAATGGTGTTGTAGCGTTTGCTGTTGCCATCAATGCTGTAATAGTTCCAAGAATATTAGATACAGTTAAAGTAGGTCTTGGCAGTGTGCCTTTGCCAGTATATTCAAACCCTTCAGCAATAACTGGAAATTTATCGTATGTGTTACCTTGCCATATTATTGAAGCGTTACTGTTCATGCCCACACCAGAATGAAAGCGGCTTACATTTGTTGAACCATGCAAAGCAGAAACAAGAGTTATTGAATACAACTCTATTATTGATTTATTAGATAAAGATTGAAGTTCTGCGGTAGGGATTGCCATTTATGGTTCAAATACCTCCTCAAATGTTGTTGTAATGACAGCCCTGTTGTTATATGGAATTTGTTTTGACCAAGACTTACAGATAAATTTACCAGCACCAGATAAAGTTACAGAAACATTTCCTGAGTTTGTTGCACTTGCCGCAGCCGTAACAGTGAAAGTATTATCATCAGCCGTTGTAACGACAACAAAAGAACCATCAACAGCAGAGCCAGATGTATAGTCAATTGTTACGACATCACCGATAGCAAGGCCATGATTAGAAATTGTTATTGTCACAGTGCTAGATGATGACTGTGAATAAGTACCTGTTTTTATAAACCCTTCGGCTGGTGGGGTGAAATCAAAGCTTGCTTGATCGAACACACGACTTCTAAGAAATGCTTCAAGAATATCTGATTGCTCTTCAGACACCACAAAAGTAAGATCATATACTTTAGGGTCTTGTGTTAAAGGCAAGCCAAATAAAGCTCTGAACTGGTAGCCATCACCTAAAGCTGTTGTCCTTACTTTTGGTGAACTTGTTTTTCTGAAGCCAGAATATGTTGGCTGGATTGAAGGAAAAGTTGCCATTACCTACTTAATAAACCCCCTGCACGTTTTTCTTTAATAAGTTCTGCACGAATCGCAGCCCCTATTACATTACCTAAAGCTTGTGCATCTTGATTGTTACCTGAGACAGCAGAGCCAGATGCATCAACAGAAACATTAACAATATTAGTTGTACTTCCTCCTAGTTGGTTGTTTGGGATAATATTGCCACCTCTTGAACCCATCTGTAATAATTCTGGGCCTTTCTCACCAACTAAGAAAGCACCGCCAGCAGAAACAGGGCCACCATTTGCTCTTCCAAATATTCCAGCTATAGGATTTGCAACACCACTTAAAAAACTAGACGCAGTATTTCCAACAAGACCACCTCCGCCTCCGCCACCTCTACCACCAAACAAACCACCTAAAAATCCACCAACTCTATTTCCTATTCCAGAAACAGCCCTTTGTATTGCTACCTCTACAAGTTTACGTTTTAGATCATTTAATACACTAACAGCCGCTTGAGCTAATGTTTTTGTACCCATGACAGCATCAGTAAGGTTAGAAACAATACCTTGCTCTATACCTTGACCAATCTCCATAAACTTTTCTTTTAATTGATCCGCTTCGCTTTTTACATTTTCTAAACTTTCTGAAAACTTTGTTGTTCCTACAAATAAATTATCAATTGCTGGTTTAGTGTCTGTAATAAGAGTTTTAGTTTCTTGTATTACCTGTTTATTATCTCTATTTAGTTTTACTATTTTATTTGTTGCCTCTCCTGTGATTTCAACATTTTTTTGCAGTTCTTTTATATCTTTTTGATCTATTTTAAATTTAAATTTTGAAAGAGGTGATAATCCAAAGATAAATTTTAATACTGGATTTTTATCAACAAAATCAGTAATTTGTTTGAAAACACTTATAACTGCTTTGATTATTCTTCCAACAACAACACCAACAGTTTTACCAACATTAATAACAGCATTAGAAAACTGAGTTACACCTTCTTTAACTGCAATCCAACTTTGTTCTAAATCAAAAACTATATCTGTTGCATCAACTCCAATACCCTCTGCAATAGCTTTTGCAACTTCATTAACAGCAGCAAAAATAGCTCTTACTGGTGCAAGAACAATCTTAAAAGCAGCACCTAAAGCCTCGACTGTAACAGCAGCAACTTTTAATGATTCTCTGATTATTATTCCAAGCTCCGAACCTTCACCAGCTAAATTTGTAAAGGCTGTTCCCAATCTTGTAAGTTGACCTTGTATTGTATTTGATGCTGTAAATGCTGCTTTTGCAGCAACATCTTGTGCATTTGCCTGATTTTCTAAGTTTTTATTAAATGAAACTAATTGATCATTAAGTAAGGGTAATACTGCTGTCCTTGCTTCAACAGATCCAAATAATAATGCAAGCGTTTCTTCACTAGCTCCACCTTTATCAACTATTTCCTGTAATACACCTCCTAGACCTTTTGATTTAAGTGCAGCCGCACTGAAGTCAATTCCAAGTTTTTCTGCTGCTTTTGCTGCCTCTCCTGTTGGTTTTTGTATTGATGCTATTACTTGCCTTAAGCCAGCAAAGGTAGATTCAACAGGAACACCAGTTGCAGTTACAGAGGATATTGCCGCATTTAATTCATCTATTCCAACACCAGCCCCAGCCGCTATAGGTGCAAGACGACCAATCTGCTGTGCATATTGTTCAACAATAATTTTTCCATCATTTTGTGTTTGAACAAATCCATCAACTATTTTTGCGGCCTTATCTGATTCCAAACCATAAGCATTTAGAACAGAGGTTGTTGCATCAGCCACAGTTTGTAAATCAGAGAAACCACCAGTTGCACCTAATTGAGAAGCTTTTAAAACATCTGTTAATTCTGATACTTCACCAAAACCAGCAGAGGCTACATCATAAGAGGCTGATAATAAATCTAATTGAGATACTTGACCACTAAGCTGATTTGTCAAACTTGCCAGCTTTGGATTTAATGTATCAACATCAACTCCAAGAGTTTTTACTTTTGCAGAGGCAAAATCCTGTTCAGCTAATGTACTAAATACTTTTCCAAAAGCTGCAACTAAAGTTATACCAGCAGTTATTGGCCCTAATAAAGTTGCAAGACTAGCAGCCGCCCCTTTAAATGCAAGTGAAGCTCCATTTGCAGCTTTACCAGCCCCAAAAAATCCTTTAGGTAATATTCTCAGCCCATGATTTGCATCTTTTAATTTACTACTTGTACCTCCAACAGTCTGGTTAAATTTTTTAGCCTGTACATCAACATTTTTTAAAGCCGTTATGGCTTGTGTGGCATTTACTCTTAGTTCTACATTGGAAACTGCCACGACTAAACAATAACTCCTTTAACTATACTTTGATTTTCTCTTAATAGCATCTGCCTGTTTCTTTTCTCTATCATACTTTAATTCATAGTACCCAGCAAAAAATATCAACTCTTCATCTGTAAGCTGTGTTCTTAATTCGCTTACTGTTTTACCTAATTCTGTTGCAAGGAAAAACTCAAAGTTTAGCCAGTTATCCCCCCTTAAGATTCCTTTGTGTTTTCAATATTTACGTTTTGATTTACACCAAATAAAAATAATTCGATTTCATTTAATACGTTTTCTGGTAATTCATTTTGCAAGTTAGCAAAATCTGCTGGGTGAAAAGCTTTTGTACCATCTTCATTCTCTGCTAATTGACAAAGCATATGAGTAGAAACAATTAACGGGTCATCACTGCCAGCCCTTTGCGTTGCCCTTGCCCTGTCTGCCCTTGTAATCGCTTTGAAATACAAACTGACTACAACATTACCCTCATCATTTTTGACATCAAATCTGCGTCTTTTACTAAGGTCAAAAGCGTTCTTTAAAAGGTCAAGGGTTTTCTTTTCTGCCATAATTTTGGGGTTGGTAAATTAATTAGATAGCTGAAGTTATTGCACCAGTTGTAATAAATGAAATATTTATTAACTGTGTTTCTCCAAGTGTTGCTCCATACTCAGCACCAGTAATAATTCCAGAAAAACTTATTTTCTTTGCTGAAGTTGCAGAATCAGGGAACAGTTCAAATAATGCGTCACCAGCATCACCTG